CTAGAAGATTGAAAGCTCGCTCGTTTCAGTTCATCAGCTTGTCTATGTAAATTTTTCCTGCATTTCCCACATAAAGCTCGCTCCGGCGGGCTTTTTTCATGACCAGAACCCGTCAAGCCTCTCAACGATGCTCAAATGTGCGGGTCGTTTCCAATGACCGCAGTCGCCTTCTTCTGAAATACCTTTCTCCTGATTGCCCATCTTTTTGACTGCGGTCACTTTTCAAAACTGACGGTACTTGTCCGCACTCTGACAAAAAGCCTTCCGTGTTCGTGCGGTTTCAGGGATGCAAGTGCCAATGTGAGTTCTGCGATACCAAGTACACGTGGAAGTTAGGCAAGCCGAATGAGCAGACGATTGAGTTTGCCCTGACAAAACAGGATGTCCCAAGGTACGCCACGACCACATCCATTGAATTGGCAGACCTGCTTGTCAAAAGGTATCCGCACATCAAGCATATCGTGCTGACAGGCGGCGAACCGTGCCTTTTCAATCTCCGGCAGCTATGCGAACTCCTTGAATACGAGGGTAAGACCGTGCAGGTGGAGACCAGTGGAACAGAACCAATCATGGTCACAGAAAGGACATGGGTGACGGTCTCTCCAAAAATCGGGCAGCGTGGCGGGTGCGTGGTCAAGCCAGAGGCAATAAAGGTTGCCAATGAAATCAAGATGGCTATCGGAAGCCAGAAGGATATAGACAACCTGAAAAAAGAGGTCCTGCCCTACATCAAGCCCGGCACACCGGTATGGCTCCAGCCGATAAGTCAAGACCCTGATGCAACGAAGCTCTGCGTGGATACAGCAATGATTGAAGGATGGAAGGTTTCCATCCAGACGCATAAATACATGAACGTAAGATGATTCGTGAATCCAGCAAGAGACCCAGCCAAAAAAGCTGGGTTTTTTAATGGATAACTAAATGCTAAAAAAGGTTAAACAGTAAATCGGTTATATAAAAGGCGACACATGGCAAGACCGACAATAGAGAGAAACGAAAAGGCGGCGGAGATTGTAAGGCAACGTTCGGCGATTGGTGCCACTCAGGCAGAGATAGCATCTGAAATCGGAATCGGTGTCGATACACTGCGCAAGCTGTACAGGGAGGAGTTGGATTCAGGGAAAATCCGTGCTGACAATGTGCTTCGCCAGACGCTGTACCAGTTGGCTGTTGGGAAGAAAGACGAAAACGGTAGTTATATTGTTGAACCGAACCTGAGTGCGCTGATATTTCTGCACAAAGTCCGTCTTGGCATGAAAGAAACGAACGCCATTGAAATGACCAGCCCAGATGGGTCGATGGTTTCCCCTTCAGTCATTCAGCTTGTCGGGAGGATTGATGGCGAAGACACTAGTTCAGATACCGCCGAAACTGATTGATGTCTTCACTGGCGATGCCCGTTACCGCGGGGCGTACGGCGGTCGCGGTTCTGGGAAAACACAGAACTTCGCCCTGATGACTGCGGTCAGGGGTTACATGTTCGGCAAACAGGGTATCGCAGGCGGCATCCTTTGCGCCCGTGAGTACATGAACTCCCTCGAAGATTCATCTCTTGAGGAAATCAAACAGGCAATCCGTCTTTATCCATTTCTTCAGACGTATTACGAAATCGGCGATAAATTTGTCCGTTCGTATGATCGATTGATTGAGTATAAGTTTGCTGGTCTCCGTAACAACCTGGATTCCATCAAATCCAAAGCAAGAATCCTTATCGCATGGATTGATGAAGCAGAAAGCGTATCTGAAATAGCATGGCAGAAACTTCTTCCTACTGTCCGCTCTGATAATTCCGAAGTATGGATAACATGGAATCCTGAAAGGGACGGTTCTCCAACAGACAGTCGATTCAGAAAGAGTCCTCCGGAAGGTTCTCGGATTGTTGAGCTGAACTATAACGACAACCCATGGTTCCCTAAAGTCCTCGATGAAGAACGAGAGAACGACCGTAGAAGGCTGGATGATGCGACTTATGCGTGGATATGGGAAGGCGCATACAGACAGAACTCAGCCGCTCAGGTCTTCGCTGAGAAATACGAAATCAGGGACTTTGAATCTCAACCGGATTGGGATGGACCGTATCAGGGTATCGACTTTGGTTTCGCCCAAGACCCGACCGCAGCTGTTCGTTTGCTGGATTCATGAAGACTATTTCTATATTGAGTATGAGGCTGGCAGGATTGGTCTGGAATTAGATGAGACAAAAGATTACATCTGTCGTCGAATACAGAACTTCGAAAAATATGTCAGCAGGGCAGATTCAGCCCGTCCGGAATCAATCAGTTTTCTAAGACGGAAAGGACTCCCAAGAATAAGACCAGCAGAAAAGGGAAGGGGTTCCATTGAGGACGGCATCCAGCATCTCAGGTCTTATAAAAAAATCATTATCCATTCCAGATGCA